ACCTAAACCAGTTACAGTACTATTAAATGTTATAAGTGGAGTATCTGAAGTAATATCGAGGATTGAATCAGGTGATGAAGTGCCGATACCTATAAGGCCAGTATTACTAATACGCAGACGTTCTGAGCCACTCGTAGCAAAAACCATATTATCTGAACCAGACGTTCTAAAGATATAAGGTCCAGAAGTATCAGATGCATTGGCACTACCAGCTATTCTTAATCCACCATTTAGTTGTAAAACCCCTGCTCCAGAAGTAGGAGTAAGACTTAGACCTACGTTTCCATTCGAATCTATACGCATACGTTCAGAACCACCAGTTGTCAAACCTAATACATCTGAACCTGGTAAAAACATTCCTGTATCAGTGTCATCTGAACTAGAAAAACTAGGTGTATCAGCAGCCGATAATGCTGATCTTAATCTTGCTCCATTAACTCCTTTACCTTCTAAAACATTTGCACTAGTTTCAAATTTATTTGCTGTAAGAAATTTAATATTATTACATTCCAAAGTACCAGCAACCTGAAGGAGTTGACTGGGACTTGTTGTACCTATACCTACGTTTCCAGATGCATCTATTCTTATTCTTTCACTTGAGGTTGTACCAAATACCAATCGACCATCATCGTGATTGTATTGAATGTAGCCTTGATATTCTGCATCACCAGAAGTTCCATCTGAAAAATAAATAGAACCTCTACTTGTTGTACCAGATCTAATAGTAATTCCTGTATGGGCAGAACTGGCTAGTGTTAAAGTCTCACCAAAAGTACCAAAACCTTCTGTAGTAGTTCCTATAAGCACCCTTCCAGCCGAATCAATACGCATACCTTCAGTTATACTGTTCCCAGCATTAGTGGAAAATATTAAATCAGATTTTAGTGTTCCACCTGATTGGCTATGTATGCTTGCTTTAATTACAGCCGTTAGATTCGTACTTGATCTATCAGCAGTACCCACTCCAAAATCTAAAAATTGTCTTGTATTATCTGCTGCTGCATCTGACCTAATGGACATAAACGCATCACCAGGATCTAAAACAGTAAACTTATCATTAGCGTTAGTAGTACTTGTTCCTATAGCCACTCTTCCAGCCGAATCTATACGCATACGTTCTGTGTGTCCACCAGCAGCAAATAATAAAGCTCCTTCTGCTCTTATACCTTGATTCGTTACTCCTGATTGACCAGTAATAAAACTTCCAGCACTTCCTAAAAATAATTTTGTAGTTCCACTGCATTTAATCTGTACCATATTTCCATTACTGTTAGTACTATTTGTACTAAAAGTTTGAGAATTAGTACCACCACTTACTCCTAACTGTTCAGAACCAGATGTTTGTCCTATATATACATTTCCACTACTACCAATACGCATACGTTCTGTACCACCATTCGTATTAAATCTCATGTAATTTGTATCGTGGTAATATCTAATTCCTCCAGCAGTTTTTTCAGCAGCAGTACTTGTTCCATCTGAAAACTCAATATGTCCAACACCACTTGCACCAGACATTATTGATAGTCCTCTATCGCCTGATCCACTTCCTATAACTAAATTTCTTGCTCCACTTTGAGAACTACTTGGAGAAGTATTTCCTATACCTACGAATCCAGACGAGTCTATTCTTAATCTTTCGGTAGGAGAAGCAGCACCATCAGCCGTTGTGCTGAATACCAAACGACCGGGCATATCATTAGCTCCGGGTGTGCCGTCTACTGCTGCTGAAATTTGAGCACCTTTTGATATTAAATCTGTTCCATCATCACCAGCAAAAATAATAGTGCCTAAATCATCATTATCTTGAACAATGGTGTTTGAACCAGCACTTGTTGCTCTTGATTTTGCTAAATTTAAAAAAGGCCCACTATTACTGTTTACATATCTTACACCACCAAAAACCGGAGCAGATGATGATGATACTTGTAATGGTAAAGTGTCTCCTGAACCAATTGATAAACTTGAACTGTGACCAATAAGCAAACGACCTGAACTATCAACTCTAAGTGCTTCACTACCACCAGTTTCAACGGAAACAGTATCCGCAGCAGGGAATCTTACAGCAGTATTTGTATCGCCAGCATGAATTATTTTATCTGCAATAGTTAAATCACTTGTAGAAGTTATAGCTCCAGTAACAGCTAACGTACCAACAACACTTACTCCTGTATCAGCAGTTAGCCTTGTTGTTCCTCCAGCAGACAAGCTGACAGTATTCGTTCCACCAAATATTCCGCTATCACTATCTCCAAAATGTATAGAAGGTGCTGAGTTACTTCCAGCAGTAGCAGCAACTACCCCCGTTAAAGTACCACCAGCTAACGCAAGATAAGTACTGTTTGATGTGGAACGTTCTGCAACCGTTACCGCATTTAAACCAGCAGGGGTTACAACTCTATTTGTTGCAGTTCCAGTTGTTGTTTCACTATTAGTAGCTAATTCAGATATACCAGAAACTGTAGTTGTAGCAGTAGGTGTTGATAAACTTCCTGGCCCAAATATTTTTACGATACTATTATCACTGGCTCGCATGAAGCCACCGATACTATTTATATTTGCATTAAGTGCTATCTCTCCGACAGCAGGTAAATCTGATGTACTTGGAGTACTATCCTGTACAACACTATTTTTTAACTTAATTTGAATTGCCATAGTTTACCTTGACTTAATTAAAGGATACATCAATTTAGTAAGTTCCTCCACTTAGTACAGAAACATTTTCAAACGATCCACTTGCCTGTAACACTAATATCTGACCTGTTGTAGGACTACTTAATGAAACATCAGATAAATCATCTAAGCTGGAAACACTACCTGGTCCAGATAAAGTATCAATTCTATCCCAGTTATCAGGTCCTACACATAAACACCAGTCACCTGCGTCAAAGCTGGTACTTGGTACAACTGCTGTACCATTTCCAGGAGTAACACAAACAAAATACGCACCAGTTAGTGTTGATGTGCCTGCTGGTATTGCGTTACTTACAGTAAAACCTGCTGATGTTCCAAAAGCTGTAAGTGTAACTATTGTTCCGTTACTAGCATTAAATGTTCCGCAGAATCTAAGGTTTTCTTCTGCTAATCTTCCAAAACCAACAGAGAAAAAGCTGTTACCGTTAAATATTCTTAGCTGTCCTGTAGATTCTTGCAACCAAAAAACACCAGTAGGTAAGTCAGATATATCAGGTGATGCCTCTTGTATAAATCCAGTAGATAAGTTTGCTAACTTGTCCATTGTTATGGAGTCATTAGCTAAGAAATTTGTACCGAAAGTACCAGTTGTAATTTTTGTTGTTGCTAAATCAGGAATATCACCTGCAACTAGGTCTGTGCCTGAAGTAACAAAACCTTGAGCCGATACTGTTACTTTTGGATATGTACCTGCTGTTACTCCACTATTTGCAATAGATAAAACACCTGTTCCAGAAATTGCTAAAGGAGCAGAAGCAACTGGTATTGATACAGCACCAACAGCAGAAGCAGTAGCTATAGGTAAATCACCTGCTGCTAAAGCAGCCGTTGATGTTATTAATCCTTGATCGTTAAAAGTAATACCTGATCTGGTCGCACCAGTGACAGCATTGTTTATAGATAAAGCACCTGCTGCTGTAACAGCCAAACCACCTGCTGCTGGAACGCTTACACCACCAACTGCTGATGCTGTGGCTTCTGGTATATCACTTGCGACTAACGCTGCTGTAGATGTTATAAGTCCTTCATTATTATATGTAATACCATTTCTTGCAGAAGCCCCACCAGTTACTGCATTATTTATTCCTAAATTACCTGATGCTACATTTAATGACCTATCAATATTAGCTGTATTTAGTTTAGCTGCTGTTATACTTCCATCTGTTATTTTTGTACCTGAGACACCTGAGATTTTAGCGTCAGTTACAGCAGAAGTTGCTATTGCAGCCGTATCAACAGCATTGTCAGCTAATTCACTAGAACCTATTGCATTAGCAGCAATTTGTGTAGCAGTAATAGTGTCATTTGCAATCTTGCCAGCAGTAACTGCATTAGCAGCTAATTTATCAGTAGTTATATTTAAGTTTGTAATTTTAACAGTCGTAACAGCATTTGTTGCAATAGCTGCACTATCTACTGCATTATCTGCAAGTTCAGACGCTCCAACGGCATTAGCAGCAATGTGCCCAGAAGTGATAGTGTCAGAAGCAATCTTTGCTCCTGTAACAGCAGTACTAGCAATAGCAGCAGTATCTACAGCATTATCTGCCAATTCATTTGCAGTTACAGAATTAGTAGCAAGTTGAGTGGATGTTACAGAAGCAGAAGTAAGTTTCGCTCCAGGAATATCACCATCACTAAAATTTGTTTTAGCAAAAGTAACAGCACTATCAGCTATCTTTGCAGTAGTTACAGATGTTGCTGCTAATTTAGCTGTTGTTACATTTAAATCTGTTATTGCTGCTGTATCTACAGCGTTATCTGCAAGTTCACTGGATGTAATTGCATTTGCTGCTATCTGTGTAGCTGTAATCGTATCATTTGCTAATTTCGCACCAGTTATAGTTGCATCTGTAATTTTTACGTTGGTAACTGCATTATCAGCAAGAGTTGCAGTAACAATTTGTCCTACAGACAAAGGATAACTAAGTGCTGTAGCTGGTATAGAAGCATTATCTACTAATCCAAAAGCACCTTGTACAAAGTTTTTTGCAGTTATTTTTTTCGTTTCTGTTGCACTAACATCAGCAACCGCAATCGGATCTGTTGCTTGTAAATTAGCTGAACTTAATTCTGGTAATTGTGTAATCTGTAGATCAGCCATGTCAAGTCGCTTTTAAGTACATCATAAATCTTATTTTAAGTATCTTCAAGTAAAATACCACTTCCGTCCTCTTGTAGTATTAAATCAGTATTTTCTTGTAATAAGAATGATGGAGGAGTACCATTATGTAACCTTATTTCTCCATTAGTTACAAATTCTATTCGTGCTTCCACTAAACCGCTTGCAGGTACATTAACAGCTACATTAGTAACAACACACAATGATTGATACCAAACACTATTAGATGATTGAGAAGGATCATTATAAATATAAAATCTACCTTCAAAATCTGCTCCTTGCTGCAAACGCACCAATAATTGGCTTAAATAAACAGGGAAATCAGGACTTAAAAAAGTTGAGTCATTTTGAAAATTTCTATGTTGCCATATAGTTTGTATTGTTCCTTGCCCTGATATAAGTCCATTTTCATATTGCCTTCTAAAATCTTCACCTAGATTAGTAACATCAACTGTATCTCTTGATGTCGTGATCTCAAATTCAGTAACTTTTGCAAGGGGTCTAAACCTAGTATTTCTTGTTCTTAATAATATACTTTTTGTTGAAGATGGTGCAGTTAATGAAAGTGCATCTGTTACTTCACCAGCCAAAGCAGAAGCAAAGGTGTTATATAACCTAATTCCACCCATGTCGTCAATATGAATAAATTTGCGTAGATCAGGAAAATTATGACCAGCCAGCAACTCTAAATTACTTCCGTCAACTGTTTCTATTTCAATTTGATCTCCTGTAATTAACGACCCAAGAACATTGTCTACTGAAAACCTTTTTTTGCTTGTATTTACATCACTAGAATTTAATGATGATGGTATATCAGCATTGAGAGCATCACGTTTTAACTCAATAAAACCTGTTGACCCAAAATAAATAGACATTTAAAAAACAAAACCAGTAGGTGCTCCATTCACTTCAAAAGTAATATCACCTGCTGTTACTTCTCCAACAGTGCTTGTCATATTAAAACTTGTTACTATACCTTGAAACTGGATAAATCTACCATTAGCAGACCCATCTTTTATTCTTAATCTAAATTTCATAGAAACAGCCTCGCTAGTACCATTTTCACCCGGATTACCAGCAGCTTTAATTATATTGTTCATTAACTGGCTAAGAGGACCGGAACCAGACCCAGCAGATTCTTGATAATAATAAATACTTGCATTACCTGTATAACTTCTAATGCCATTAACTATTGTTCTATCAGTATCTTCTAATGAAACAGTTTCTAAAACTGATTGGTTAAAGCTAAACGACCATGATCTAACTCTTGCAACTTTCGTATCATCTATTAGTAATTCTCCTTCTTTACCAGAATAAAAGCCAGCCATTGTTTTAGTTTAATTTTAAATACATTCTAATCCCCATCGAGGCAAGCGACAAATTTACATTGCACATTTGATCTGTTTGGTCTGACACTTGTAACGGTTGGAGGGCCATCAAATCTATATCTTAACAGAAGTTTTCCAGTACCATCACTAACCCTAACTTTATCAAATAAAACACTGTCATCTGTATCAGGAACAGGAAAAGTAATCCCTGCTAATGCATCGCCACCATGAAATTCAAGATAATCATAATCAGAATTAACTTCTTCATAGGTATTTAAAATTTCATTAACTTCTGAATCTGTAAGATTTGTAAATCCTAAAGTTAGTTTTGCATCTACTTGTTTATTACCATATCTAAGAACAGTTTTTGCACCATTTTGTGCTACAAATTCCGTTTGTGGATACCTTCCGGCTGTAAAAGTTCTAGAGGAAGGTTTTATAGTTGGAAAATTTTTTTTATTAGCCATTACATACCCATGAAATCAAGTTCAGTATAGTTTATTGTAGCAAGACTTCCATCAGATAAAAGAGGTGCATGACTTGCTGACACTTCAACTAAGCCTTCATCTGTGTATGTAAGAGATTCAATTTTATATAATCTATTTGATTCACTTGTTTGTTTTACAGTAAAAACAGACCCATATAAATTAGAATTTGTTGTCGTACCATTTGCAGTGACAGTAAGCTTTGCTTCTTTTACTTCGTTTGTACCCGGTTTCCAATGATAAATGGGCGTGTCACTTAAAGTACTATTGCCCACACTTTGCACAAGTCCATCAGGAGAAATAACACCATTTTCAAATCTACTTGTATGAGTAGCTTCTGAAATAAATCTCATATAAGTGCCGGGTGCTAAACCTGCCGCAGCTTGAGGAGTAGTTTCAAACTTTATGCCATGATCTACTTTTTTTCTTATCATTAAGGCATGCTGTAAAAATTCTTCAGCATGGTTTTGACTTGTACAAAAATCAGACATATCAAACACTTCTGTTGGTAACTTTTCTATTTGTTCAAGTGATAAAAATTCATCTTCGGCAACTGCCTTAGTAAGTGATTCAGTTTCAGAGAACCCATTTGGTACTTCTCTTCTGTAATAAACTGTGCCGATAAAATTCTGACGTTCTTCAGGGGATAAAAAACTAACTTTTAAATTTCTTGTATTTCCGTCAGTAAATAAAGCTCTAACGTGCGGTTTAGATGTTTTGTTTATTTTAAAAGTATCAGGAAAATATGGAACAGAAGGAAATAGTGAAAATTTCCCACCAAGAATTGTAAAATCTAAAAAATTAAATATTGCATTTTGGTATATAAATTCTCTTACGTTTTGTTTTTCTGTAATAACACCATCCCAATAAAATCTATTGGCTTCACAAAATTTAGCAGCGATTGTCATTCTTTCTTTATCAACAGAACTAACACCAATAGAATTTGCAAGGCCAAATCTTCTCTCTGTCAACAACGCATATACAATTTCTGGAAATAAATTTGTTGCACCAGTTGTATTATCTATTAATCTTTTAACTTTAATGCCTTTTTTTATATATGCAGAAAATTGAGAAAAGCTGTTCCATTCTTTTGAACTGCTAAGACGTAAAGCAACATTTGCAATACCAGCATTGTTTGTAGCGTATGGCGGTGGAGCACCTAAACTACTCTGTTCATTTACATAAACAATTTCATGCTCTGGTCCATCTTGATGACTACTTCGTTCTGCATCGTATTGGTAGTAATCTGCAATAGCATCAAAAGGATTTAAATTTTTACCCTCTGGCCAAGGCTCTGTTACAAATTCACTAAAATCAGTAACTATATCAATACCATTTTCACCGGGGAAATCGCCTGTAGCTGGTATGTTTATTTGGTCGTCATCTTTATAACCACTACCCTTTTCACTTATTTCCCATTCAGCAGCAGCATATTGATTATTTTTTGGGTCTAAATAAACTTTAATATTTACTTTTAATCCAGAACCACTGCCACCTGTTGTTGAAATATTTTTATGTACTACAGGTTCTACGTCAGCAGTTTTCATTTCATATTTGATTATTCCGTAATATTCACCACGCCTATTTTTTGGTTTACCTGTAAAAGTTTGTATATGCGGACCAACACCATATCTAAATCCGTCACTTTGATCTATATAAGGGTGAGTGTAAGGGTCTCCAATAGTAATAGTACTTGGGTTTCTTAAAGGAAAATTTATTGTTTTATTTCGATTGCCAAAATAATCCCTCCAATGAGGCGGCCTATCACGTGTGCTCCATACCCAAGAACTACCACCATTTTGAGGTTTATAAAAGATAACAGCTTCATTTCTTAAATTTCCATCCATATTTGATGTTCTTCTCTCTACTTCAATCCATCTTGTAGATTTTGGTATTGTTCCTTGTATAGTTTGTAGCAACTTATTTACTTTGCCTCCATCCACATCAGTTGGTAAGTCTCCTAAATACCACTCTGTATTTGATACATCTCCACTTACAAGTTTTTCTCTAGTACCTTTATAATAAATTGTATAAATTTCATCGTTTGGTTTTTCAGTATAAGAATGTAATTCACCAGCAGCATTTAATATTCTTACAAATTTATTTTGGTCAACAAAACCTCTTTTAATTAAATTGCCGGGGTAAGGTAAAAACCTAAATTCATATTCTTTTTTAGGTGTGCTGTGATGATTAATTCTTATAAAATTATATTGTGGTTGCGGTGAATTACCTTTAATACCAAAAACTTCTCCTCCATCTATAAAATTCCAATCAGCATCACCAACACCAGCTACTCTTGCCTGTAACCTAAAAAAACTATACCTCATAATGTACTTGCTCATTGGACCAAGAGAGATACTGCCATCATCATCTTGATACCTTTTGACGACTCCTGGTGTACTATCTTGAGGTACTCCTTTCATTTCAACCGCACCAGGGTGGCTATTTACATTTGAAAAACTTGTAATCTGTTTAAATACTTTTGACTTCAATCCTATTTCTGTAACATCACAAGCTTTACTATTACTAATCGTTCCAATAGCAACTTTTTGTAACGTAAGTAATTCATATCCTTTATGAGCAGCTTTTAAATTTGCTGTGCCTGTTCTAACATCAACAATTCCTGTATAATCGCATTTAAAATAAGCATTTTGATATGTTTTAGACTTCCAGATTGTATTACTTCTATCTATACAAACCACTAAAGCAGAACCAGCTAAATAAGATTCACCTATTTGAATAGCATCGTCAGCTTCTTCCCTTGTTGCATCAACAGCAGACTTAACATCTTCTACACCCCAAGGTTCAAAATCATCTTTAAATTCTTCTTCTGTATCAAAATTTGCAATAGTATATCTTATCGTGTCATCTGCGTTTAAATTTTTACTGGTTGCATTTTCTTTTACATCATTAATTGCGTAAAAAGAACAATATCTTGGAAAATTTGTTCTTATTTTTTGTCTTTTTTTAGTTATATCTTTTCTGTTTCTATCTTTTAAATTCTTTTGTTTTAAAACTAATTCATAAGGAAGCCTATACCTCATAGAGTTTGGCATGGGAGAATAAGCTCCAAACTGGACTTGTGTATTAGGAGTTCTTGCACTACTGACAATAGTATCTATAGCACCAAGGTTTTCATCCCAATCAACAGACATTACATCTTCAAATATACTACCTTGTCTATCTACTTGAGGTTCTAGCTTTCCTTCTGGATATCTTTCTTCTCTTTCCTGTGGTCTACCACCATCGGTCATTATATATAAAGCTAATTTTTTATTTATATAATTTTTTAAAAGTAAGTCACCTATTGCATAACCTGCAAAATCAGGTTTATCTGCTAAATCTGCCAGACCAATCATAAATAATGCTTTTAACTGTTGACCTGAGCCAAGGCTTAACATCTGTGACCATAATAATCTTGTATTAACACGAACACCTCCGTAATAAAATTTATAATCTCCGTCAATTTCTGTTTCTTGTTTAGTAAAAACTAGAGGCACTATTTCACCAAGATTTGCTAATTCCTGTACTGAATTAAAACCTGTCTGTGGTGCAAATCTTTTTGGACCTGTTTGACCAGCAGTTGTAAGACTTGGAGGAGTTTTTGGTGCTCTAGGCTTCGGTGTTAATAAAACAGAAACAAGAGTAAGAACAATACCTAAAACTATTTGGGTTGCAACTTGACTAGCACCTATAGCAGAAATTATGCCTGATATTGCTGGCATATTAATGATATAAGGAATATCATCGTATTCTTTAGGTCTTTTACCGTTATATGCCTGCGTTAACCCTATAAAATAAAAATATTCATCTTCAGTTATACCTAATATTTCACATAATTCGATTTCTGCGGGGAGTAACACCCTACGACCGGCAGGCCGTCTAAAGGACTCCATCTTACCTCCAATTCTCCGCAGCTTATCCATCCTTCTTCATAATAAACAGCAAGACCAAATCCATTATTAGATTTACATAATGCAACTGTACCTATATTAAACTGTTTTGTCTCGTTTCCCCACCTTTCAAGTTCTTCTTTGAATATTTTATAATCTTTTTTACGAAATCTTCTATACCAATCCCTTGTAGGTTCTGGTGAGTTTATTCCATAATATTTTAAAACTGTACGAGCTAAGGATAAACAATCAGCCGCATGGTGTTTTATTGGGTCAGCACCTAACCTATAAGGCAAACCAATAAGTTGATGTGGTTTCATCTATTTTGAATATCACTTGTTACAGGTAGTTTACCAACAGCTTCAGTAGTTAACACAATATTTGGTACGTTAACACCAACAGCATCTACAGCACTACTTAACAAAACTTCAACAACTTCTGGGTCATAAGATAAAGAAGCGGCAAGCCATGTATCAGTGGTTAAGATTCTTTCTATATTATCAATATTATTATTAGAAACAATACATACATTTACTTCTACAAAATAATTATTAAGCACAGCTTCTTGTGCTTTTGCCATACTTAATGGGTGGTTAGCCATTATTAAATTCGATTCAATATTATCTCCTGACCTGTTTACAGTTGTACCTTGATATATAAAAGGTAAATAATGATAATCTTTACCATTAAATACTATTGTATTATTTGGAGATTTGACCCCTTCAGAAGGTTCTCTTTTAGCATTTTGCAGTAAATGTTTTGTATTTTTTTTATCATTTACATCTACATCGAATACTTCTACAAAGGTTACTAAGGTTGTAAGGCTCATAATCCTAACGATGCACGTTGACTTCTAGAATTTCTTAACGATCCAATAACTTGTGCTTTACCAGCCATTGCACCTTGCTTTGTAGCAGCACCGATAATATCTGGTACAGCAGATTTTGGAACATATTCATCACCATTGAAATTAAGAACAGGGCCAGTATATTCAACTATTGCATTACCAGAAGAACCTGCAACTGTACCTGATTCATGGCTACCGCCTGGAATAACAGCACCACCTCTAGCACCTGCTGAATATCTAGCCATCGCACCATCCATCTTAGAGGCTGGTATAACATATTCTGATTCGCCACCTTCTCCAATCATTCCAAGGGTAGGAGAATTTACAACACCGCCATATTGAAAAGCTTTAAAACTACCTGCTCTGTTATATGAACCTTGTTCGCTAATTTGGAACATATTATTAAATATGTTTTGGAACGCAGCATTAAGGAACATTTTTGCCAGTGACTTAGCAATACTTGCTAGTGATTCACCTAATGATTTTGTTCCTTCAATAAGACCCATAAGAGCATTTGTCATTTCACCTGCTAATAAATCTGCAATTTCTTCCTTAGTTACTTTCACTTTTTTGATTTCGTCACCTGTACTTTTTATTTTGTCTACTGCTTTATCTGTTTCACCATTTATCTCTTGCCTCTTTTTAAGAATATCTGCTAATACTGCATCAATTTCTTTTAACCTTTCTAATTCTGTATCTGTATTGCCTAATTTTGCTCTTTCAATTCTTAAAGCATCGGCAAGTGCATCGACTTCTTCTAAGACTTTATCTCTAAGTTGTTCTCTTTGTGCTACTTCTTTTGCAATAGCTTGAGACATACCTGTTTCTGTTAGTTTTTTAACAGCCTCTTTAAGTTGTAATTCTTCTTTATTTTTTTGTACAGCTTGATCGTACTCTAAAGTAATTTCAGCTAACTTTGTTTTTTGTTGTTCTCTAATTGCAAATATTTGTTTTTCTATATCTAATTGAGCTTGTAACGCTTCTTTTCGTTTACCTTCACCTCCTCTAGTATCCATTTCATCTATCTGCTTCTGTCTTTGAATTAGCCCTAATGCCTGGCTATTACCTCTTACAGCAGCAGCACCAACAACTCTCCCTGCATCAGCTTTTTTTAACCTATTTTCTAAACCTGTTATGCGTAATACAAAATTAGCAACACCTGCTGCAAATGCCTGTAATTTTGTAATTGCAAGAGTAAATTGACTACTAAGTATTCTTGAAGATTCGCCAAATTGTTTTAAAGCATCAACACCTCTTTGACCAATATCATTAGCCATTAACTTCATCGCAGCATTAAACGCTGCTGTTTTACCTTCTACTTGTTCTATAAGTCTTATCTGTGCTTCTTGTACAGTGTTCTGTAAACCTAAAGAACTAACAACAGCTTCAGTATTTTGTGTAAAAGGTCCTAATGCTTTACCCAGATCGCTTATTGCTGTTATAGCACTTTGGATTTGTTGAACGAGGGCGGTTGCAGCAATACCTCCAGCAAATCCACCCATCTGTCCAAACATTCCACCAATACCACCACCTAATGCACCAGCAGCAGCACCGATAGGACCCTGACCAAATAGCAGAGGAAACGCACCACTTATCAATGCACTTTGCGTATCAAAACCTCTAGTTGCTCCTATACGTTGCCTAAAACTTTTTCCTCGTAACGCTCTAGAAAAACCACCAAATTGTCCTGATCCTCTAACCCTTTGATCTAACATTTCAGAGCTAGGAAGAGCCAACATTTTTCCTGACGATGTTCTTGTTTGCGGAAGTAAATTACCTGCACTAACGCTTAATTTTCCAAAACTATTAGATAGTCTTATTAGGTTTTCTCCAGCTTTTTTAACAGCAGTATTTGTTTTTATTAACTGAGCATTTCTTAATTTTTCAGAACTCAATAATTGACTATTTCTTTGATTACTTCTTTCTCTGGCCTGTGCAATTCTTTCTTCAAATTTAGCGGTTATTTGTGAAGATGTTTTTAAGCGAGTAACACCACCAACCTGACCTGTTTTTGCGATACGTTTACCGAGCATTGAAGTGCTTGGCAATAACCTAGGATTTGTTCTATTTTGGTTTAGTATCTGTGCTGCTTTACCTGCCTGTCTATTCAAGCCAAGTTCTATTCTTTTTAATTTTATTATTTGACCTAAAGTTTTTAATCTTTCCTGTTCAGCAGATAATTCCTTTTTAACTATAGAAGATGCACCTGTTCTAGCTCTGCCTGTTCTTGTTCTTCCAGTTATACCGTTTATAGCTCTTTCTACTTCTTTTAACTGGTCTAAACCTTTTAATCTCAGATTTATAATTGCATCGTATGAGGCCACAGGTTTATCAAGTGCTGTTGTTTATATATTAAAGCAAAATATGAAATTTACCTACGTCTACGAGCTTTTTCTAGTTCTTTCTCTTGATTCTCATTTAAGACTTGAAAGTAGGCACTCCAACCGATTACTTCTTCGAGTGTCATTTTTCTAACATCTGCGAGACTCATTCCTAGTTCTTTGGCAATGCCAAACTGCAACATCATTAAATTATCTTTACGCAGTTCAGCACTTAGTCTTTTGGGTCTAGAGGCTCTTCTTCTTCCTGAATAATACTTAACATTAACTTTTGTAAATCAGAATCTCTGACTTCGTTTTTAAGAACGTCTATTTCACCCAACTGAAATAGTTTCTCACCATTCTCATCCTGTGCTTTTGTCAGCAATAAGCGAAGAGCAAATTCGTTGGCATCATCAGACTTTGCCAATCTTTGTGCTCTTTCCTTTTCAGCTAATGTTAATGGAGCGACCCACATTTCAAATGTAGTTCCATCAGACAGAGTTACTTTTTTCTTTGTGGGTTCAAGGTTTGCTGCTTTACGCAAACGGTCAATCGCACGAATTGTTTTAGCTGTTGTAGGCATAGTAAAGTTTTATACTCTACTATTGTAGCTCATTATCAATTAAATACTACTTATGCAGCAGTAGAGAAATCAAATGTTGGCTGAACAGCAGGTCTAAATTCTACACTTACTGTCTGTGCGTCATCTGGGTTAACATTCAATGATGCAGAAGTTAAAGTAGCTTCAAACTCAATAAATCTGCTTAATGTGTCACTTACTGAGCCACCAGTAAATACCTGATCCATGTATAGTTTCATAGCTGCACCTACTTGCTGTCTCTGTAGCACATCTTGCACCATACGGTTTACCATCGCTGTATCTTCATTTGTAAAGTAAGCAGTAGCAGTACCTGTGCCGTCACCAAAACCTGCAATATATTTTCTAAATGGAGTGAATTGTGTTGGAGTGCCACCGATAGTTGTTACATCTATTTCTT